GCGAGGTGGGTAACGTCCTGGCGGATGCAAAAGCACCAATTCGAACGTCCGGCTGAAAAACCAGTCCAAGGGCAGAGAAAACGAAATTTATAAGCACATTGGAACTAGCGATGAAAGGATACACAATATCCGCTGGTGGCGCCAGCGTATAAGTGATGCCATGCCCTGTGAATAATTGAAATGGTACAAAACACTGGTCATGATCAGCAAAGCCCGTGAGATAAGCTTTTGCACGCATAAAGAGCGCCATCTTCACGGGCTCCACATCAGCATCGTCAAAGTTAGCTAATACCTTCCCTTCTGATTCAGTGTTGAGCTTTATTACTGTCACCTTCGCCCCATATCTAGAAATATAGTCAGCTATAGCCAAAATGGGGTTGACGTCTCCTCGTGAGCCAAACGTGAAGAACACCACTCCACCATGAGTGTGGGAGATCTCTGACAATATATTTTCTCCGGGCATTGTATTTGGTGCAAATCTTGGATTATCTCTGTCAAACTCGAGATATGATCCAACTACCAAATCTGGCACAACTGTTGCTGCCGCAATAGGCCGTGGGTCAGAGAAGGCATGTGCAATAGTCATACGGCCATGATTTGTGTATCTTGTAGCCATGGCTTTTAAATAATAAATGTTCTGTCTCGTAAAGTCAGCTTGGTACGCCCCAATTACTCTGCCTCGAGCATTCACAATTTTGAAAACCACGTCTGAATAAGCTGGGAATAGCTCGGTGACTAAGGGAGCCATTATGGGTGGCAACCCAGAATCCGAAACTAAGAATACGGTACACGACTCCCAAAGAGCAGGAATAACTTCGTCCCAGCCATAGACATAACCCAGTAGATAAAAATGGTAAGCCCACTCCACGGGCGCGAGGGTGGAGGTGGCTCCACGAACAAAAGCCACTCCCATATAGAAAGGATAAGTGTGGGCGAATGATACACTAGACCAACTAATTTTATGTTCAAATAATATAGTTGCGCCTAACGCATCATACCAAGCCAGCTTTTGGTTAATAATGAGAAACCCGGCGCTAATAGGGCAAACCGCCGCAAACACTAGGCGCCAACCCGCCATAGATACTGCATTGCCGTATAATGGCACAACCACAACGAAGTTATCCTGACAAGTCAGGATGTTGTACCGCTCCATGAGGGCGTTTGCTGTTGCATTGGAGTCAACCAACACTATGTGTCTCCGGGATGGCGAAGGGTATAGTTCAAACTCTGTTAGTCTAGTGGCTGAACAAGACTGGAGAGTATAATCCACATCCGCCTTAATATTATCCTCACAGAAACGCATGATTTTATAAACGACCATGTAGATATTGTTGAATGTCGTGAAGTCAAAACTAGCACCACCAAAACCTCCCTGGCGCTTACGTGGCGTATAATTTCGAAGAGCCATTATGATATCAGGGTGCCATCCATGTAGCGAATCAGAATGACAATGGACACACCGCACGCCATTGCCACAATTCTCTTTTCGCCAAATCCTATCGCTAGATAAGTGGTACAACCCATCAAGAGTTGAACTGGGAGTGTAAGCTGTCGGCTTGATATTATTATGATTTAGAATAGCATGCCCACATCGAGACACATTCAACTCGAGCATTTCATTGATGAACGGAAGCCTACTGTGACTATTTTCCCATACAGGCAATCGATGCGTGACAATGGGTACATCATCATAAAAATCATCGGCTGTTATCGGGGGCACAAACCGATAAATTTTAAACGGGGTCAATTCATCATTACTTAGTATCAGCGAATGTGAGCACCTCTTCGCAAAAATGATAGGGTCAGGTGGGTTTCCTCGAAGTCGCCCGCCAACAGCATCATAGAAGGGTTCATCAACCCGCAAAGATATCCTATATGGCCGCCGGTACTGCATCGGGTAAACATTACCGCAGAAATCGCACTCCCTTGTGACGCTTTTATGCACGTTGTTAGGTGAATGCGCAAAATCTGCGGGTCGCTGTATCATCCGTATACTACGGTTGAGCCTAGTTATCGATGACAACGGCAGCGCTTGGTACACAATAGATACGACCTTATAAACAACAGGTAAGGCTCTTTGAACCATGATGTCAACTGCCCCCACAATAGGGAGGTACACAGCTCTCAAGATAAACTTGAAAGGTGTCAGTGAGAATTCCCACGTTGTGGCTGGAGCACCTGTGGCTGGCGCGGGCAGATACCCATCATCCTGACCCTCCTCGCCAATTGAGTCAGTCATGATGTACGGTAACGATTCCTCTTCATCAATGGACAAGCCACCACCGGTATCCATTCCCTCATCAATAATTCTTTGTCTAGATGGTGGGGGTAAAGTGCGTCGGCGCTCAAAAACGTTGAAGAAATCCGACACTGCCCTTATACCAGAAGCTGTATTCACATATATCTGGAAACCCGAACCAAGGAAAGCCGGCATACCTCCCCATATTGGGACAAATCGTCGCTCACGGTCCATCGTTCACGGAAAGAGGCGTGGTTAGATTTTCACTAACTCGCTCGTATGAGCTGGCCATACAATCCGCACCAGAACGACCCTGGTATATGCGAGAGCACGCAATAACCAGTCTCGCAATACAAAACACACGACTAATC